CATGCCAAGAGACAGGACGCCAACCACAAACCTCTCATCGGCTTCATCATCAACCGGGAAATTGAGGTCATATGTGATTGTCATGATTTCATCGTCCATAGAAAAGGTTTTAAATTTATGGCGGAAACGAGGGTTTGACGCCGCTGCGTGCAGCCAATCCCTTACAAATTCAAGCAACGAGTTGTCGTCCAGGCGCAACAGCATCGGATCGTCAATGCTGCCTAAAAACCTTTCGAACACAGTTTTGTAGGAAGTTGTCATGCGACACCTCCGTTATTAGAGCAGACAGATCAAGTCAGTCCCGCAAACACGATCTACGGTCTTAATCTTCTGAATGGAATCAAAAGTACCAGCTTCCATACGAGTTGCAATCTCGGATTTTACAGCGTTCTGAATGCCTACCGGCAACCCAGCAAACACGGAATCAAAACGATCAGATGGAAGATTCAAAACAGTTTCGACATCATTCGCCTGAATTTTCTCATACAGTGCTTCGACATCTTTCCAACGTGCATCAGCCAGAAGTTCTTCGTCTTCGATGACAAAAAGCGGCTTGAACAGGAAGCCAGAATTTGAAGCTCTCAGCCCCATAAGATCCTGATATTCAACCTCAGTTACGTCGCCAAAATCATTCCAGCGATACGTATTGTCAGTTTTCTTGCTGACATAAATCAACTCGCCGCGAGTGAGAGAACGGCACGGGATGAATGAATCCGCTTTATATACTTTTGCCGGTTTTTCCTCTGCAACCGGAGCAACTGCCTCTGTAGTAGCAAGCTTTTCTGCCACCACTGCGGCAGTATTTTTCTTTGTAACAGCCATTTCCAAAAATCTCCTTTATAATAGAAGAGGGCGGTCA